CTATAGTGTGCTTTTATACTGCTCATTTTTTAGGTGAACATGGTTTGGTGAATAATTCGGGTGATAATTCAGTTGACTTAAAGCAACTTCTGCGGCATCAGCAATATCACGCATAGATGTATTTGCATAACCCTTCGACGAAATACATTCAAATGCAGTCAATAATATCTTCTTGGATTGATTTATTCTTTTCTCCTTGCTCTCCATCTTAATACCTCCTGACCAATTCGAACGTACGACCGAATTTAATTTTACAACAGATACGCTTATATGTCAATATTTTGAGCACTATTTTCACAATTCCATAACCATAATAAAACCCACAACTCTACTCAAGAGTCATGGGCTATTTAAGTCTGTCTTTCATACTTCAATTTCAATGCCTGATTTAAAGCTTATCACAAAGTGGTCTTCGTAAACTGTTACGTTTTGGATGATCTTCCTTACAAGGGTATCATCATATAGTAAAGTCCGATATTTATTGGTGCGGATAAATTCTATCAGTTCGTTGATCCGCTCATTCTCACCACTTAAGGATGCATCTTCCACAAGAAGGGTCTGACGCTTTTCACGTAACTCTTCAATCTCATCTGCAAGGGATTCAAAATCTTTTCCCTTATTAGCAAGGATAATTAGTTCCTTTTGCTTTTCTTCAAGCAAGGTGTTAATTTCTGAAATCTTATATTCTGTGGTCTCACCGATTACCGCATGAATGTTTTCCTCCAGTATTCTTATCATGTTATCACCACCGGCAAGAAGTCTATTAATGGCAGTCATTACCGCATCATATAATTCAGCTTCTTTTACCGTTCGGTTCTTACACACCTCAGGGCCTTGCTCAATTCTTGTAACGCATCGCCAAACAAATTCTTTTCTACCGTGAATATTCCAATAGACCCGTCTGTATATGTCACCACAATCTCCACAAAAGGTTATGGTACTTAAAGCGTATTTACTACTATAAATCCTTTTATTCTTGTCTGCACCTGTGTAAATATTACTTCTGCGATGAAGCTCTTCCTGAGCCTGTAAAAAAAGTTCCTTTGGTATGATCGCCTCATGGCTATTTTCAACATAATACTGCGGGACGTGACCTTCATTCTTGACTCGTTTCTTTGTAAGAAAATCCACTGTGAAAGTCTTCTGCAACAGGGCATCGCCGATGTATTTCTCGTTTAGAAGAATCTTCTTTATGGTTTCTGGTCTCCATCTTGGTTTACCTGCAGCTGTTAAAATGCCGTCTTTCTCTAGATCCCTGCCAATGCCTACTAGGCTTTTGCCCTCAAGGTACTCTCTGTAAATACGTTTAATGATTTCAGCCTCTTCTGGAACAATAATCAAGTTGCCTTCTTCATCTTTTGTGTATCCCATAAATCGATTGTGATTGACCTGCACCTTTCCTTGCTGGTAGCGATATTGAAGTCCAAGTTTAACGTTCTGCGAAAGGCTCTGGCTTTCTTGTTGTGCAAGAGAGGCCATAATGGTAAGTAGCACCTCGCCCTTGGCATCCATTGTGTTGATGTTCTCTTTTTCAAAATACACTGCTATGTTCTTTTCCTTGAGCTGTCTAATATACTTTAAGCAATCCAGCGTGTTGCGGGCAAATCGACTGATGGACTTTGTAATAACTAAATCGATGTTGCCCTCCATACACTCCTCAATCATACGGTTGAACTCTTCTCGTTTTTTAGTGTTAGTACCGGAAATGCCGTCATCTGCAAAGATGCCTGCAAACTCCCATTCAGTATTTTTCTTTATATATTCCGTATAATGTGCAACTTGTACCTCATAGCTTAAATTCTGCTCTTCAGTTTCTGTAGAAACACGGCAATAGGCAGCGACACGCAGTTTCTTAATTTTTTCTTTTGCGGCTGTGCTTCCAACTCTTTTTCGTGCCGGAATTATAGTTATATTTTTTCCTGCCATATTACACCTCGCTTTCTATCAAACTATATAGGTACTCCGCTCTTGTAACGGGATCATCTGAAAGTTTACCTTCTGATTTTCTCATCTTGAATCGTTCTATAGGTGAGGGAGCAGTAAAAGCTGCAAGCTCTACAATCCGCCCTAAGTCCTTCGCACGTTTATTTCTAATCTCTTCAGCCTTATCAAATGTTTCTTTATCTATGATTGCTGGATATACGTCATTTCCGAGATAAAGGATATTTTTCAAAATACACCCCATTACTGAATGCGTCTTCTCAATACCTGCCTGTTCACCAGCCACTGTAAGGGAAAGTCCTGATATATATTTTTCAAAGAACTCCTTTACTTGACCTGCTGCCTCCTCATCGACAGTTATGACTCCGTCTTTAACTGTATATCCGTATGGTACATATGCCATTTATCTCACCACCTTTTCTATAAGGGAAAGTCCACATTTCATTTTAAAGGTTAGTTCATCCCTTGAATTTACAATGATGTTTTCTACAAACTTTTCAAAAGCTTCATCTGTATAATTGCCATCAAAATTATCTGCTGACACATAATCAAGAAGTGCCTTTACCTCGTCTGCCTGAGAAGAGCCACTTGTAAATGACATGACTAGGTTCGTCTTCTCAGCAGTAATATTTTTTATTTCTTTATCCAGAACATTTCGTTCCTTGTTAAAAAGAGCTGGTTCAAGAAACCCTTTTGTCATAAGACCGACCAGTGTATTGCGTTCTTCGGTTAATTGCTCCATGCGTTTATCTATGGCATCAATTCTTGCAAGATCGCATTCTTCATCCATCTTGTTTATAGCCTTATAAAGGGGCTCCAATATTAGCTTTCTACTAAATGCAAGTTTATTCATCATCGTTGCAAACGTTGCTTTAATCTCTCCATCACGTAAAAACAACATGGAACAACTATCCTTGTCTTCAATATGGCCTTTACAGCTCCAAGCAATATAGCTTCTTCCAACAGAATAGTTCGTTCTTCTCTTAAACTTACTACCACACTTTCCACATAGGATTTTGCCACTTAACGCATATCTATTTTGATATGCCATTTTGTTAGCCTTGATGTTCATAGCCTCTGCTCTTTGCGTTATCAACTTTTGGGCCTTAGAAAATACTTCTCTACTAATAATCGGTTCGTGATGCCCCTTGCAGTAAAACTGATCTTTCTCTCCGTTGTTCGTGTGTCGATTAAAATTGCTGTCCGTATAGGTCTTTTGGAAAAGTACATCTCCTTTGTATTTTTCGTTACGAAGCATCTCAGTCACCGTACTAGAGTTCCAATGTTTTCCCCTTTTTGAAGGAATCTTGTCTCTATTTAGGCCTTTTGCAATTACATTGCCACCTCTTCCCGAAAGACACTCCGCAAAAATACGTTTTACTATTTCAGCTTCTTCTGAAATGATTACCATCTCACCATTTACATTTGCATAACCATAGGGAGGAGTACCAATAACATAACTGCCATTTTGAAACTTTTTACTAATTGACCATGTTATATTCTGTGAAATAGATACTGATTCTTCAGCAGCAAAGCCAGATAGAATAGAAAGCATCAATTCACTTTCCATATTCCCGGTATTGATATTTTCTTTCTCAAAATAAATATAAACGCCGATATCCATAAGGTGCCTTACTAGTTCTAAACAATCCGTGGTATTTCGTGCAAAGCGGCTAATGGATTTGGTGATAATAAAATTAATCTTATTGCTCTCACAATCACGAATCATCCGTAGAAGTTCAGGTCGTTTTTCCTTTTTGGTGCCTGAAATACCTTCATCATAATAAAACCCAGAAAACACCCATTCTGGATGGGATTTAATGTAGCTTTCATAATATTCCCGCTGAGCTTTAAGACTTACCAGTTGTTCGTCGCTATTCGTTGACACTCTGGCATATGCAGCAACTCGAAGTTTGATTTTTGGCGGATTAGATTTTGACATTTCGTCTATTTTCGTTATCTTCTTCATTATCTCACCTCACTTTCTATCATTACATATATCACTCTAAAAGCTACTAATAGCAAGTGATTTAAGACATAATTTCAACTAACTTCGGTGAGAATTTCTGACGGTTTAATGCTGATATTTTCTGTAGTTCATCTTGTGTAATCTTGCCTTCTTTATAGAGCATACCAACAATACTCTCAGCTATATAAAAATCATATTCTCTCTGCAGCTGCTCTTCTGTCATCGGTTCTAGCTCTCCCTTGATAGGCAAACCATCTTTCACTTCAATAATGTTCATAAAAAAACACCTCCTACCTAGTAGCCGTGGTAAGAGGTGAAATCTGACGTTTTTATAAAATTACTCTAATCTTTTTGGTAAAAATTACAAGTGTAGCCGTCGGCTCTAAGGATCAGTCCTTTTGCCCAGTCGGGAACTCTACTCATTTGCTCGCATACAACATCAAGAGATAGACTTGAATCAGCCTCTATGATAATTTCATCATGCACATGCGCAACAATTGAACAATCCCTAAGTGTTTGCATGGCATAAAGTAAAAGATCACGCGAAGCAGCTTGCACTATATTCTCCACAAATTTGGGCCCATAACTTTCTAAGCGTTCCCATTTCTTTGTTCCTCCAACACCTTCATAAGTAACTGACTCACCACCAAATCGATTCTCCCCAATACGTGGTTTGACATAGGCAAGTCTTCTACCAGAAGGTAATACTATAAATAGCATTCCGCTTTGACAAAAGAACTTAATTCCATGAGTTTCTTTTGTCTGCCTTTCCTTGATGCATCTCTTAACGGTATGATCAACATCCCACCAAAACCTTACAATGTTTGGATTGGTTTTTCTCCATGCATCAACAAGTGGCTTAAGTTCTTCTTCATCAATTCCCATCTCTAATGCTCCCATTGCTTTTAGTGCACCAACTGACCCGCCATAACCAAGTGCCAGTTCTGCAATCTTGCCTTTCTGCCTTAAATGTCCGTTGACACCATGCTTTTGGACAGGAACTTTAAACATCTGGCTTGCCGATGCGCAATAGATATCTCCACCACTTGCAAAGACTTTTGATCTCCACTGTTCTCCTGCAAACCAAGCAATCACACGCGCCTCTATTGCAGAAAAGTCAGCTACTATAAACCGTGTCCCTTCTTTTGGTACAAAGGCTGTGCGGATAAGCTGTGACAAAGTATCTGGGATGTCTTCATAAAGCATATCAATGGCATCATAGTTACCACTTCTTACAAGACCACGAGCCTGGCTAAGGTCTGACATATGATTCTGTGGTAAATTCTGCAACTGCACAAGTCTCCCAGCAAAACGCCCCGTCCTGTTTGCACCGTAAAACTGAAACATACCTCTGACACGATTATCAACACACACCGCATTTTCCATTGTCGTGTATTTCTTTACCGATGATTTGGCAAGCTGTTGTCTAAGTTTAAGTACTTTTACCAAATGATCTGGAGCATCCTCTATAAGTTTTGCTACTGCTTTTTTACCAATGGTATCTGTTTCTAGCCCATTTTCTAAAAGCCACTGTTTCATCTGCTGTACAGAATTTGGATTTTCAAGTTTTGTTAGTTCCTGCATAACGTTCAAAAGCTTGTCATGAGAAATCCTATCCACGGCGATGGCTTGTTTTACAAATACCTTATCCACCTTAATACCACGATCATTTATCTCTTGGTCCAGGTGATATTCATCCCATACACTATCTGGCACAGGGAATTTAAAAAGCCTTTGTTGAATTTGCATCTCCGTTTCGACATCTCGCTTGTTATATAGTTTAAAATGGGCCCATTTTTCTATATCATGCTCTGGTAGATTACGAGTACGTCCGCCATTTCTCTTTGTAGGATTACACGGAACGCAAAAATATCGAATTAAGTCTTTGCCCTCCGTAAGTTTTTGCTTTTCAAGACCGAGAACCGCACCTACACCTACCAACGATAAAGGAAGACCCATATAGGCAGACCACACCATTGAACATTTCCATGATACAGGATTTAAATATTTACCTATAGGTAGCCCTAAAAATCGTGATAGACAAATACGCTCAAACTGGCTATTGAATGCCCATTTAGTAACCCCATCATCCGTTAAGGCATTAAGAATATCAGAAGGAATTGTTTCTCCATTAGCAAGATCTATGACATTTACCTCACCGCCATCGATTGAATAGCCAAATAGCAATATTTCAAAATCACTTGCCTCCGCATAACGATAAACACCGCTTTTGGCAAGATTCACTGATGAATATGTTTCAATATCTATTTCTAAATTCTGCATTACGCACCTCTCTTCCTAAAAAAATAAGGTGGCAAAGGGTATCCCTCCACCACCTGTAAGTAAATATATGGATTAAGAAAGGAAGTCATCCTCATCAAGAGTTGTGAAATCATCTGCTGCAGAAGTTTTTCCTCCAAGTGGTTCTCCATCTTTAATCTTCTGGATATTTCCAAGTCCACAGGCAACTCCCTTATTACCATTAGAATTGAAGGCATAGAAATTTAGAGAAACTCTCGCGTAACAACCACTGTATACTTCAGAACGGTCCATAATAGGTTTTACCGCTCTGTCTACAATTTGTGGTGCTGTCATGCTGTTTGCATTAATAAAATAATGACCTTTGTAAGCCTCATCATCGCGCTCCACATCTCCATCACGCAGCGGTAGTTTAATAGCAGCTTTGTTTGGTTTTTTCCCACCAAACTTAGCAATACCTTCTTCAATTGCAGCATCAACCGCTGCATTTATTGCATCAATTGTTTCCTTATCATTCTTTGGAATAAGAACGGATACTCCGTATTTTTCAGCACCTCCATTAATAGATACTGGCTCCCATCCGTGGAAGTAAGAAAGTCTCGTGTTTACACCTGTGATAACTTTTGTCTTATTAGAATTATTAACCATTTATATTTTCTCCTTATATTCGTTAAATTCAGTTTTCGCATCTGTTATATTTATAGGCGAGCGTTTGTCCGAGTTTAGGACAAGAGTCGGCTTGCCTGGTGGCTTATAAATGAGATCACCAAGAATTTTATCAAACTTGGTTTTACCCATTAGTTTTTGCATCTGTGTCATTGGAATAAGTGACTTTTTATAAATATCCTTATATCCATTTGCAATTGCCTTTTCTACTACGGCATTTTCATCCTTGTACTTACGAACGGAACGACCCTCTACAACTTTAAAACCATGCCACTCTTTTCCGTGGTTAACTGCTGCATCTAAAGCATAGGCTGTGATTTTATTTGCCCACTTGGTAAGGTCGGGAAGAATAGCAAGAATTTCTTCTATTTCTGCATCCGTAAGTAATGGTGGTAATTTAAACTCTGATTGTGCTAGTTTTAGCTTTTCTTCGGCTCTGGCCCTGCAACGAACTGCAGCCCTGCAGAAAGTACACCATTCACCGGGTGCATATTCACCATTTCCGTTATAAGCCAGAATTGCTTTTGGCTTGAGTTCATCTTCTGCCCATACTTTCAACTCTTCTACAGGTATTGTCCAAGTGCTGACATTTTCACGTCTTGGCTGGAAGATGGTCATGGAAACTTCCTTGATATCATAAAGACTATCGTAAATTTCTAGAGCCCCTAAGGCATACAATTTCATCTGTGGATTTTCTACTGCATCCACAAGCACACCTAACCCATATTTGAAATCAATGATATGCAATCTGTCATCAGCAATAATAATGCAATCTCCTGTGCCAAATCCATCCGGTACATAGCATGAGAAGTCAAGATGTTGTTCAATAAGAACAATCGGATCCTTACAAGTCTGCTTTGCTAGTTCATACTGTTCCATAACAAAATTAACATAAGCATCTGTGTGTTCTTCCATCTCATCAGAATCGTACTCAGAGATTGGACGCTTGCTCCTAATACCTAGTGCTTTTTTAAGTTTGTACTCGCACCATTCATGAGCTGCTGTTCCTTCTTTTGCCGCCTTGGAAGTGGTGTTATCAAATTCCAGTTCAAGTCTTGCAGATGGTGGACAATTCAACCACCTGTGTGAACCTGATGCGGAAAGTACTGCATGTTTATCCATTGCCAAGTACCTCCGCATCTTCAAGTACATTTTTGTAATTTTTCGGATCAACTTCACTTAGACGATTTGCGCCATATTTTTGAATAATAGCCCTTACTTCAGCTGTAAATCCAAGCTGGCTCTTTTCGGCAAGCACGCCACGAACTTTTTCTAATGCTATTTGAGGTTCTTTTTCTGTCTTTCTTTTTGTAGTTGCTTTTTGTGTCTGTTCGGTTTCTTTAGAACTTGCTTCATCGCAGAATGCCTGTATGCTGTCGGCAAGGGAGCGCATATCCTGGACCACATCAAGCAATAACTTGATTTTGCTCATCTTCTTTTCCTCCTTTCGTAGTCTCACAGATAGCGAGTTCCTCTACACTGTCACCTGGAATCACAATGGTTACCCTCTGTTTATCTCCAAGGAGGAAACGCATAAGTTTTTCCCGAATAGCGACATTACGACAAGTAACGATTCCGCCTGTCTGTGGCTTTTTTGAAACACTGATTCTTAAATTGTGCTTCATAACTTTCACCTCTTTCCGAGAGCTCTTAATTTACTGCCCTCTACCTAGTAGCCACCAGAGGATATGAAATCTGACGTTTCTATAAAAAAGATTAAAAAAATAATGCCCTCAGAAGTTCAGACTTCCAAGGGCATCGTTTCTAATTTGGTATTTTGAGTTTTTGACCGCTATAAATAGTATTAGATCCCAAATTATTCATATAGTTTTGTTTATCTGAATCAGAATATGCGAAAACATAAATCATTAGTTCAGGATTTTTTAAGGCTCTCACTATCATCCTTCCAATGTGTTTATCTTGGAAAGAAAATCCAATTACAAATAATACTGTTTGTGGTTTATCCAATTCCAACTGGAAAACTCTCAACATCTCGTGAAAATGATTATTCAAAAATGTATCTTGACCTTCAAGACCAGTTGGTTTTACAATAACTGGGCTCTTGACAATGCTATCACATATATAAATTCTTTCCTGGTCTTCTTGCCAATTAACTGATCCATGGGGCTTTATTAATGTTATTGATGGAATTTCACTTATATAATTGTCATTTAACCCTTTATAAGACACTACTTGGTTATAGTTAGAACTATCCAGTTCGCGCTTAAAATAACCATTAGCGCCATCATTAAAGACAAATCTACTATTTAATAGTAATTCATCTACAGCCTTTTCTATGAATAAATCATAATTTGTGGTGAAAATATTTGCTGTTTTAGGTGTTTGACGTGAATTAGATATATTGAGGACATCAATAATCGATTTTACAAATGAGTAATAGCAGTCTAGATTTTCTTTAACTTTAGAATCTTCATCAAACTCATATGTATCATTTAACACTTTTCCACTCACTTCAACAATTTTCTCAGTAAGAAAATCATTAGCTGTCATTCCCTTCGAGTTATCATCCTTAAAGTCTTTCATTAATCCAATTGATTTTGCTGATACTCCTGAACCAATCAAAAAATTAAGTTGTTTTGTTATTGCAAGTTGACGCAATCGCTTAATCAAATCTTTATCTTCCCTCTCTTCCTCTAATTTCAT